CTAATAAAAAAAAACTTGACTTATGAAAAAGATGTGGTAAGATGCAAAAAAGAAAACAACAAAAAGAATAGTAAAAACAATTAAAGAAAAAACGACTGGCAATTATCATCTCAAGCACACACTTTTTTTTTGGTGCTACCTTTTGTTTAGTGTTTTATGCCAATAAATGCAATTGAAAGAGTTGTGAAAATGTTAAAAATCTGTTAGTTAGTTATTGACTAATTAATTAGAAATGATAAAAAGTTTGTTAATTACAAAATGATAAGAGATGATAAAAGTTTTGCATTGCTAACTTATTAACATCGCGCGAGTAAAAAAATAATCTTTAAATCATGTCAAAAACTCAAGAAATAAAAGAATATAAAAAAATAAACCGTGAAGCAACTATTGATTTGCTAAATAAGCATAAAGAATCTTTATTTAGAGATATTGCAAACAATAAATCATATAGACAGCTTGCAGAATATTATAACATCCATTTACCTTACTTACATTACTATCTAAACTTAGAGGAAAATCAACAAGCTAAACAAATTGCTCTGCAAATAGCTTCCTATCATCAAATAGACGAAGCTAAACAATATCTTGAGTCAATACAAGCTGATGATACGAATGCAAGTGTTCGCAAAAAGTCGGAGCTATCACAATTTTCTACTTATCTCGCTAAAGTAAAGAATCGCAAGGAGTTTGATTTAAATTATAAGTCAAATGATGCCGAACATATAGAGCCTGCCAGATTTGAAATAATCTTGAATAATAAATAATTTTGCAGGTATCTTTACATAAAAGACAATCCGATTGCTTTATTTCTATTGCTACGGAGATTCTTTATGGCGGAGCGGCTGGAGGTGGGAAGTCTCATTGTATGAGAATAATTGCAATATTTTATGCTCTTAGTGTCTCAAATATTCAAATTTACTTATTTCGCAGATTAAGCGAAGATCTAAAAAAGAATCATTTAGATGGCTCAAGTGGTTTCACTAGTTTATTAGCTGAATACATTGAGAGCGGTTTTTGTAGAATCAATGCAAGCACGGCACAAATTATATTTAAAAATGGATCTAAAATTAATCTTTGTCATTGCCAATATGATAAAGATGTTTTGAAGTATCAAGGGGTTGAGATTAATTTATTGCTAATTGATGAGTTGACACATTTTAGCGAGAGGATTTATAAGTTTCTTCGTAGTAGAGTTAGACTAGGGGGCTTAACCGTTCCAACACATCTAAAACAATCGCTCCCTAAAATCATTTGCTCTAGCAATCCGGGAGGGATCGGTCATGAGTTTGTTAAATCTTACTTCATTGATAACAAAAAGCCAATGGAGATTTACAAAATGGCAAAAGATGAGGGGGGGATGTCTCGCCAATTTATCCCTGCTAAGCTCTCAGACAATCCAACGATGCTAGAAAATGATCCACTTTATGCAGATAAACTTTTAGGGCTGGGTGGATCGCTAGCTCAAGCAATGTTAAATGGTGATTGGGATGCAATTGACGGAGCCTATTTTGATAACTTTGATAAAAATAAGCATATTATTGAGCCGTTTTTTATTCCTACCGAGTGGTTCAAGATTAGGGCTTTTGATTGGGGCTATTCAAAGCCTTTTTGTGTGCTTTGGGGTGCGGTGTCGGACGGCTCACTTGTTGATTGTGGTGGTATAAAACGAAGTTTCCCGAGGGGTTCAATTATTATATATCGTGAGTTTTATGGTTGCACTGATAAGTCAAATGAAGGGCTTAAAATGCATGCTGGAGATATCGCTAAGAATACAAAAGCAATGCAACAAAGCGAAAAAATGAATGATATGGTTGCAGATCCTGCAATTTTTGATGTCTCAAGTGGTGAAAGTATAGCGGATCAAATGTCAAAAGAAAAAATTTATTGGAGACCAGCAGATAATAAGCGGGTTGCGGGCTGGCAACAAATAAGATCAAGGTTTAGCGGAGAAGATGGTAGACCTTTACTATACTTTACAAACACTTGCAAAAATTTAATTAGAACATTACCAATAATGCAATATGATAATTCTAAGCCTGAAGATTTAAATAGCGACTTAGAAGATCACGCGGTTGACACTCTTAGATATCTCTGTATGTCTCGCCCAATTGTTGTTGAAATTCCTAAAACTCAAATGGCACTTGAAGAGCAATGGCATAAAGATTTTAATCCTAAAAATTACTCAACAAATAGAAAATAATTATTGACTATTATAAAATTATGTTAAAAATGCAAAATAAAGGCTTGCATGCGTTAACACATTACAAATTATTAGATTTATCGTAAATGCAAGCTAATATTCAAGTCGAAAAAAAAGAAGATTTAACACATTCTAGAGGGGATGCTGGATTAGTAGAGATTTGGACAAAAGAAATTGAAAATGCTATTAATTATGAAAAAAAATGGCATGATGAAGCTGATGCCAACTTTACAATATACAATAACGAAGGGCAAAGCGAAGATAGATATAATGTTTTTTGGTCTAACACCCAAACACTCCGCCCACTTTTATTCTCAAGACTTCCTAAAACAAACATTACTCAACGATTTTTAGATATTAGCGAAATTAATCGCATTGCTTCTGAGATGATGGAACGATCAATTGATTTATATTTAAAAGATTCAGATGCTGAAACGGTAATTAGTAAATGCCGTGATGATTTTTTAATTGGTGGTCGCGGTGTAAGTCGTGTATGTTATGATCCAGAAAACGAAGTAGAATTAGAAGATGGCTCAATAGAAATGGATGATTCTAAAAAAAAATGTCGCATTGAATATGTTGATTGGAAAGATTTTGCGATGTCAACAGATAAAGAATGGTGTAATGTTCAATGGATAGCCTTTAGACATTATAAAAATCGCAATGAGTTAATTGAAGATTTTGGAGAAAAAAAAGCTAATGCAGTTGAGTTAAATGCTACTAGATTAAATAATAATAAAAACAAAAATAACGAAAATGAATTATTTAAAATGGCTGAAGTCTGGGAAGTTTGGGACAAAGAAAACAAATCAGTTTTATTTTTTACAATTGGCGGTGGCGGTGTTTTATTATCAAATGAAGAAGATCCTTATAAATTAAGAGATTTTTTTCCAATTGCATCACCTCTTGGCTCTAATTCAAACCCTATTGATTTAAGACCAATACCGCTTTATAGACAATACAAAACACAAGCTGAAGAACTTAACATAATCGACACTCGCATTCGTTCATTAGTAGAGCAATGTAAGGTAACTGGAATTTATTCATCTATTGCCGAAGCTTCTGATATGGAAGGTTTATTCAATGGTAATGATGGCTCTTTTACTCCCATGCTTTCAACTGGGAATCAAAAAGTTCAAGATTTAATAATGTTTAAGCCACTTGGCGAAATCATTGCGACAATTTCACAGCTTAACGACAGAAAAGACCGTGTTATTTTCTCAATTAGAGACATTACGGGTATTAGTGATATTGTGCGAGGCGTTACTGCCGCTTCAGAAACCGCCACAGCTCAACAATTAAAAGGCAACTTTGCTATTTCTCGTATCCAACCTTTGCAAAAAGAATTAGAATTTTGGGTTAGGGATTTAATTAGATTGCTTTGTGAACTTATTGTTGAAAATTACACAACTAAAGAATTAATCGCAATGACTCAACTTAAAATTGTTGACATTAAAGCAATTGAAAAAGCTGAACAACTAAAATTAGATGCCTTATTAAACGAAGCTAAAAGTTTAACTGATCTTAATAACCCTGAAGAGGTTGCTAGGTTAGAACAAATGAATGAGCAAGCTAAAGAGCAATTCAAAAAAACAATGAAAAAGCCTTTAGAGGATTTAAAAGGTTATGCTATTACACCAGAGCAAATTCCAGAATTAGAAAAATTAATTAAAAATGATAAATTAAGAACCTTCGCAATTGATGTTGAAACTGATTCAACAATAAAAATTGACCAACAGCAAGAAAAAGCTGATAGAATAGAATATATTCGCTCAATTTCTGAGTTTTCTAATTCATTTTTTCCAATGGTTCAAGCTGGAATTATTACTCGAGATGCATTTAAACAATTTATGCTCTTTATTTCTAAGCCATTTAAAGTTGGAAGAATGGTTGAGGAGTCTTTAATTGCTCAAGAAGAGCAAGAAGAAAAAGGACCAAGTGCAGAAGAAATGCTCGCTCAAGCTGAGATTCAAATTAAACAACAAGAATTACAATTAAAGGCTCAAAAACAAGAAATTGATGCACAATTTACGCAACAAGAATTAGATATTAAAAAAGCAACATTGTTGCAAGAGCAAGCAATTCATCAAGATAATTTAGAATTTGAAGATTCTAACAAAGCGGCTGATAGAGAACATCAATTAGTAAAAGATATTACAGGTGCAAGAACGGCTTTGATGAACTCGCAAGCAATGGCACAAACTGAAAATTTAAATCAAACTATAAGGGAATCTAACAAACAAACTTTTATTTAGGAGGGCTATGAAAAAATCTACAAAAAAAGGTGGTAAAAAAGG